CGGGACTTGGACAAATTAATGTCCACAGCAGTTTCCCACTGCTGCCAGCCTAGTCTCACCCCGTTGGAGAGACTAGGAACAGGTATGTAATCCCAGAAGGGACTACATCGTAGCTTTCGTCTAAAGATCTTACGGTTATGCCTAACCATGATCTTTAGAGAAACCAACTCGCCAAACAAGAAGGAACAGTATAGCCCGGAAGGGTTAAACTGTAAATCCTTGTAAACCTTCCCGGGGACACGGAATTCCCCGTCACACACCTGGATACTTTGAGAAACCCGCTCCCATGTATAATACATGAAAGAGAGGTTCTTATTATATCTAGGACGTATGAATTTGAGAGGAACGCGAAGACCGGAATCCATAGCACTATCAAATGGAACGTAAGTAATAAACTTATGACCCAAAGTAGATAGCAATAGGGATACAACATTCTTTAAAGGAATGCCAGTATAAGCGGTCCACTCATTTAGTTGGTTTATAGCGACAAAGACGTCATATGGGGTGTCCAGCTTTCGAATGAAAACCGGACGAACTGGCTGGCCATAAAACCAATCAGCTCCACATGACTCTCTGAACGGTCCTGTATTAAAGGACTTGGAAGCATTGATAGAGAAGCCAAGGAGTGTCAACATCGAGACCACACGGTCATAGCAATTGCTACGACATATGAGGTCATCTCCGAAGACAGACCATGGTACCTTATCATCATACGTCCCAAAGACAGTATGACAAGCTTTCAAGATAGCACCGAATATGATAGTCTGCAGAGGAAAGGTGAAACCATTCCCCATAGTGGATATCATATACAGAGGCACATGATTACCATTTATCTCAGTAGTACGAGAACGTAAATTGCATAATATGGTAAAGAACCAATTAGGCAATAACGCCTCACAAAGACCAAGACTTATGGAATCAGAAGCAGAGGATAAATCAATAGTAGCGAAGCTACCATTGAGACTCCCCTCACGTGCTAGTCGATGATTTTCTTGGGGTTGAGTTCTGAGATCAATGTTAAAACAAGATCTCAACCGCTCCTCAAGAATAGTTGCCAAGCCCAGTTGATAAAACATATTCAACGAAGGCTCGACACAGATCATACGACTCGTGCTAGCCGTTTTTGGAACAAAGCTACATCTGCTACCACTCGTTATGAGAGGAGAACCAAACTTCTCGTAGCGTTGGCATTCCGCATCGGAGAGGAAAGGAATCCATTCAGCATAACGCCTATACTCCTCGTATAGGTACATTGATGTGGAAGCTAGCGGAGAGCTAAAGTACTTACTATAATAGGAAGTACCCATAGCACCTACACTAACCCCGGGACCAGGCCTACCAGACTTTAAAAGGTCAAAATAGGAACTGATCAACGGTACACCTCCAGGATGGAAGAAGTCATCTAAATTACGTCGGATTTCTCCGAGTAAAATCGATGATATCGTATCCATAAGAGGTAATTTCCATGCTCTACATCGGTTGTTAGCCGAGATAAATGTATCTAAAGCATTTTTGTCAGCG